CACACGCCTTTCACGGTACGAATAATTCTTTCGTACCGGACGAGAGTAGTGAGTTCGCTTATTCTTTCGAAGACTGTAAAGTCCCTTAAGAATGAGACCACACGATCCAGATCTATATCTGGAACACCATAAGAGGTGACATACTTCACATCGTCATAAAGACGAGCAAGGTAGTCAAGATTTGGTATCATGAGGAACCCAAGCTGAGCAACAGTTGGGTTGATCTCATGAGATACAAATCCCTCTATCCCCTGTTCGGGGATGGCCGTCGAGGGGAAACCCTTGTCGGTTATAAACGAGAGGCGCCCAGTGTACAGCCTTAAGTTTAGAGAACTTTCAGCCGTTACAAAGGATCTTTGGAGGGGCACTTCTTTTGAAAGTGCTTCAATCCACTCCTCTAGTCTATCCCAATAACGGAGCCCTTTTGGGTTCCAACCTAGCCCATAAGGCTCAGGAAGACAAGCGAGAGCATGAAGAACTCTCCTTTGTCGGTATTGGAATAGACGAATAGAGCGTGGTCCGAGATTTCTCGCGACTTCCCAAAAGGAGTTGTCGCCAGAACCTTTCCACTTATATCCCCTGAGTATAAAATCAGGGAATATAATCCTCGAAAGGAACTCTCCAGCTCGGTCCGAAATTAAGGTTTTCTCTTTCGAGACCTTAACCCCGATCCCTGACATGACATAAGTGTATAGCGAATACACTTCCTCATCGAAAAGGACGAGGTCATCCCCAACCATGGCATAGTCAGGTATACGGTTCAAAAGAACATATATACCAAGGACAATGGCATGGTGAAGCAGAAACGCAGCGGGGAAAGAAGGACCAAGCCCAAGAGGCTGGCCAACTGACCACCGAAGGAATCGTTCAGAATTGTAAGGGTATAACCCTTCAACTCTGATTTCATCAGGTTTCACATACCTCATGACGTCGGATTCTTTTGGAACCCAATGGGAAGGCAATTCCCAATCGCCACTTGATATGTCGGAGAAGGCATCTATCCAAAATTGGGGGATACCCAACTTCTTCAAGAGTACCTTCTGGTACTTCAAAGGGAGATGATCTGATGCATTAGACAAGTCTACACTATAGCAGGTTTTACCCTGCTTAAGTTGTTCTTGTACATGCAGCAGGCCAGCCTCTTGATTATATACATAATCATTAGGGAGTTGGCGTAGCAAATCAAACAGATACTCCTTTAAAGGGAGCATTGCTGCTTGATGAACCCGGTAAGGGTTAGCTACGATTCTAGCCTTATAACCTGGTTCCTGAATTACTCCTATCCTACCGGATAGGGGAGACTCAGTCGAGTTATCCACGGTCCAAGCAAAGCTTGACCATGTATCCTCGAACCCTTTTAGCACACCGGAATAAATTCCGAAATGCTTAATGGTGAACTTGGGTCGGAGAGCTAGGACACCAATAGATGCCACTAAGGACTCCTCTTCAGGAACATTCAATAGATACCCTTGCGGGCTTGGAGCACGTCTCGTTGGAGACGTCTTCATGAATGCAACTGGAGATCCAGTAGTCGCAGTAAACCTGCGACGAGGCTCGAAGACCGACGTGAAGTTGTTAATCAACACGTCTATGGTGCCGTCATAAGCCTCATCCACAGGCTTCCGATTAACGGAAGTTATGAATTTGGCATATTGACGCGGGGTCATACGCGGTGCTTTGATAGAATAAACAAAGCAGGAATACGACATAATCGCATTCCACACCTTAAAAAGGTGCCTGCGACCGAACTTCCAAAGGACCCTAAAGGGACCTTTTGGAACCCCGTCCTTCGTTTGTCTGAACCAATCCAGATGAACGGACTGGCCCACAAGATGGTGAAGGTAACAATCCTTCAACAACTTCAAACGCCGAACGGTCTCTTCCTCGCCATTATTCACTACCCAGCGATGGATAGTCTTAGCGATCGAGGATGCCTCACTAGGAGACAAACCGACAGCAATCAAGCGTGTGAAGGTTGTGCTTTGGGTATATGTATTTCCCAAGCATGTGCTCCTTTCGGATGTTCATGCAGCACTCCTTCCGGAGGCGTACGATCCACGTACGACTGAGAGTAGCTGGGGG